GCTTCGACATCCGTAAGTCCAAGCGGACCGATGCGGAGGGCGACAAGCTCTGGGTTAAGCCTGGCTCCTACGAGGAGGACTGGGACCTGATCGAGGAGCAAGTGATCCTCAAGACATACCCTCTCCAGGAAGATCACTCGCGCCGCATGGCGATCAAGCTGATCGGCTGCGACTCAGGCGGCAAGGCAGGCGTGACGACCAAGGCGTATGATTTCTGGCGCAAGATGAAGAAGAAGGGCCTGGGCCAGCGATTCGTGCTTCTCAAGGGCACCGGCAACCCGACGGCACCTCACGTCCGGCGCACTTTTCCGGATAACAGCAACCGCTCGAATCGTAAGGCGGCCGCCAGGGGCGACGTCCCTGTCTACATGATGCAGTCGAACTTGCTCAAGAACGAGGTCAACAACCGGCTCGACGTGACAGAGAAGGGCAAGGGCAAAGTCTGGCTTCCGAACTGGATGCCGGACTGGCTGTTCGAGGAGTTCTGTTCCGAGACTATCGGCAAGAAAGGGTGGGAGAAACTGGCAGGCAAGCGCAACGAGGCGTGGGACCTTCTCTACTATTTGCTGGGCCTCTGCATGACGCCGATGCTAAAGGCAAACCTCCCCTCGTTCTGGCGGAATATCCCTGTCTGGGCCGACCGAGACAACCCCGAGAATCCGTTTGTTGTTAGCGAAGGATCACAAGCGTTTGCAGAACCCAAGAAGAAGCGCTACAACCTGGCGGAAATCGCTTCCAAGATTGCATAAGGACCCCCGGCAATGGCAACTCTCGCAGTTCTGCAACAGCGCCTAGCCGAGGCGCAACAGGCCGAACACGATATTATGACGGGCACAAGTGTCCGACGCTTCATTGACCAGAACGGCGAGAGCGTCGAATACAGCCGGGCAAATATCAATCAGCTTCAAGCATACATCCGCAAGCTCGAACAGCAGATCAGGGACCTCCAGAACTCAGTGGAGGCGTATCGAGGCCCGATCAAGTTCCGCTTCGGAGCGCGACCGAGGAGCCGCTTCTAATGACAGCATCGTCGAGAAATGCAGTGGTAAACGTCCGCTCCGCTCCCCGCGTGGCCGGAGATATGGCGCTAGGCGGGGGCCTGGAGGGCGCAGAACGGACCAGCCGCGAGACCGCGAACTGGAACGTCGGGAACGTCCCGCCGGATCGCGCAATCAACACTGTCAAGGATTCCGGGGATGCCCGCGCCAAAGACATGGTGGTCAACGATGGCTTCGCTCGCGGCGCTGTCCAGATCGGCATGGATTCGATTGTTGGCGCGCGGTATCGCCTCAACGCCAAGCCTGCCTGGAAATCAATTCCGGGGGCTGACGAGACTTGGGCCGAGGAATACGCGGCGGCCGTCGAGGAGCGCTGGGGGCTGATCGCAGAGAGCCAGCATTGCTATCTCGATGCGGCGGGCATGAACACCTTTACTGGACTGATTCGTCTCGGGATCGCCTCGTTCATTATGACAGGCGAAGCTCTTGCTGTTTCTGAGTGGGATCGGAGCGCCGGACGGCCCCTGGCGACATGCTTCCAGTTGACCGATCCGACCCGCCTTCGCAACCCGAACTACGAGGCCGACAAGAAGCGGCTTCGCAAGGGCGTCAAGGTCGACGGTCGCGGTAAGCCTATCGGATATTTCATCCAGGTTTCGCATCCGGGCGAGTTCTATTACGACGATTTCGGACCGCAAGACTACAAGTATATCCCGCGCTGGAAGCCCTGGGGCCGTCCTCAGGTCTTCCATGTGATCGAGCAACTGTTCCCCGATCAACATCGGGGTATCGCAGACATGGTTTCGGTTCTCAAGCGGATGCGGATGACAAAGCACCTCCAGGAGGTCGTGCTACAAAACGCCGTCATCAACGCTACCTACGTTGCGGCCATCGAGTCGGAGATGCCGACGGCCGAGATGATTGTGGCGATGGGCGGAGACGAACCGGGCAGCGATGCCTACGAGCAAGCCCTGGGCGGATACCTGGCGGGCCTCCAGGAATACCTCAAGGGCGCGGGAAACATTGATCTCGACGGGGCGATGATCCCTCACCTGTATCCGGGCACCAAGCTCAAGGCGTCGACTCTGGGCACCCCTGGAGCCGTAGGCACCGATTTCGAGGCGAGCTTGCTTCGCAATATCGCAGCCGGTCTCGGGATCGACTACGCAGAGTTCTCGCGCGACTACTCGAAGATGTCGTATGCGACCGCGAAGCTCTCGGACGCCAAGACCGTCCGCAACATGCAGAGCCGTAAGGCCAACGTCGCGGATCGACTGGCGCACGGGATGTATTCCAACGTCGTCGAGGAGTTCATCGCGCGTGGGGACGTCCCTCTACCTGCCGGGTTCACTCGTGACGACTACTACGCCGATCCTCTCCTCCGCGATGCCTTCTCCAAGGCGTCCTTCATCGGCAGTGGCCGGGGACAGATCGACGAACTCAAAGAAACCCAGGCCGCCATGCTCCGAATCAAGGCAGGCTTCTCGACCTACGAGATCGAGATTTCGCGCCTGGGCGAAGACTACCGGGAAATCTTCGAGCAACAGGCTCGGGAGGCCGGTCTCCGCGACAAGTTGGGCCTTGTGTTTGACTTGGGAACCAATAGAAGCAACACCGGCCAGGGCGGCGACAACGGAGGCGATCCTCCGGAAACCGATTCCGATACCGAGGCCGAGGACGACGAGGATATTGACGATGACGGCACCAGCGCTTCCGACGAGTAAGTCTGCCCGCCAAGGCTTGATGGCTGGCGTTCTGGGTCGCATGGCGGCCACAGAAACGCTTATCAGCGACCGGCACAGCGAAGCCATGCTCGTCGGTCTCTTGGCAGAAGCCGAGCGCGTAGAGGACCCGCAGCAGGCGTCCGATGTCGCCAGTCGTGATCTCGCGGCCGCGTGGGGTATGGACGAATCAGAGATGGGCAATTCCAAGCCCTTCCTCTACCGCGACGGAGTGGCGATCATTCCGGTCCACGGGATTCTTATCAACAGGTTTTCTTACTGCTGGGGGTTCGTCACCGGATACGATTACATCCGCCGAATGATGAACCTGGCAGAGGCCGACCAGGACGTGAACCTGATTCTGTTCGACCACGATAGCCCTGGTGGTGAAGCGGCGGGCTGCGACGAGTTGGCGCGCGAGATCGCAGACCTCGAAACGCCGACGATGGCGATGGTCAATACGCTCTCGGCTTCGGGGGCGTTCTGGCTTGCTTGCCCCTGTGACCGCCTGGTGTGCGCTCCCTCGGGAACCGTCGGCAGCATCGGCGTCTACATCCTCCATATGTCCATGCAGAAGCTCCTGGAGGAGTGGGGTTTCGACATGACATACATCCAGAAGGGCGAGTTCAAGACGAGCGGTTCGCCCTACAAGTCGCTCAGTGAAAAGGACCGCGCTTACCTTCAAGCGATGGTCGACGAGCGCTATGACGAGTTCGTGGCATCGGTGGCTCTTTACCGTGGTATCGACGAAGGGGTTGCGCGAGACACCGAAGCTAGAGTAATGAGACCCACGGAAGCCATTTCGCTCGGCCTGATCGACGCGGCGGAAAGCCCCGCTAAGGCGGTGGCCGACTATCTCGCGGAACTGGGCGGAGGCAACCCTGAAACTGAAACAGAGGACGAGCAAATCATGGCAGACCAGGAAATGAGTTCCGAAGACCGCGCCGCAGAGCGTAAAGCTGAACAGGCCCGCATCAAGGGAATCATGACGAGCGACGAGGCCAAGGGCCGCGAAGCTCAGGCTGAACACCTTGCCTACGAGACCGAGCTTTCGGTCGAGGCGGCAGTTGCGATTCTGGCGACCGCTCCGATGGCGACAGCGCAGGAAACCGAGACCGAGGAAGAAACCGAGACCGAGACTGAGGAAGAAACCTCGTCGGACGAGGAAGAAACCTCGGGCGACGAAGAAGAATCGAAGGCGGCCGCCAAGGGTGGATCGAATTTCGAGAACGCCATGAACAATGGCGACAACCCGAACATCGGGGGCAATGCTTCCGGTGGTGATAACGAGGAGATGTAGGCCGTCGACCGTATCCTCGGTGCCCAGGCCATTGCGACCGGCCGCAAGCTCCCGGAACGCGCCAAGGCGTAACCCGGATCATCCAGGAAACCATTTCTACTTAGGAAGGACGACGAAATGCCCCAGGGTTACGATAACACCGACTGGCAGGCTGGGTTCAACGACCCGGAAGAAACCTACACCCCGACTCAGCTTTTCACGGCCGAGGACGAGATCAAGACCAGCGCAGGCACGGTTCTTACCGGCCAGGTTCTTGCGTTTGGCACGATCCTCGCTTTCAGCACGGCCGATAACAAGCTGGTTCCCTGGGACCCGGCTGTTCCGGCCACGGCCCAGCCGGTTGGCGTTCTGGCTGCCGCTATCGACACCACCAATCCGGCAGGCGACCGCGAAGCACCGTTCTACGAGGGCGGCTGTTTCAACCCGGACCTGTTGGTCTGGCCCGCCGCGCTTGACACCTGGGCGGAACGCAACGCCGCGCTTCGCCAGGCTGGCGCTCCCTTCCGCGTCAAGCGCCTGACGTAATCAACAACCCGGACCCTGGAAACTCTTGCGGTTTCCAGGGTCTCGGATTAACCCAGTATTCACCGCCCCGAACACGGGCCAGAAAAGGGAACCGCCGAAATGTCCGTTTACGATACATCCACTCTTATCGGCGTTCTGAACCGTCAGGTTCCGGACCCGCTGTTCTTCCTCCAGTTCTTTCCGCGTGAGATCACGTTCACGACCGAAGACATCAAGTTCGACGAGATCGACGATCACCGCGTCCTCGCGCCGTTCGTTGCTCCGCACGTCGAAGGCCGTGTCATGGCGCGCGAAGGCTTCGAGACCAAGAGCTTCCGCCCGGCATACGTCAAGCCGAAGCACGACATCGACGTCAACCAGCAGTTCAGCCGCATGGCGGGTGAATCGCTCGGCTCCGGCGATCTGACGCCTCAGCAGCGTTACGACGCGACCATCGCGGAAAACTTCCGCAAGGAACGCAACATGATCGACCGCCGGGTAAACTGGATGTGCGCTCAGGCCATGATCGAAGGCCAGGTTGTCGTCGAAGGCGAAGACTACCCGAGCGTCACGGTCAATTTCGGCCGCAACGCGGCTCTGGCTGAGGTCCTGGTGGGCACCGCCCGTTGGGGCGAGGCTGACGCCACACCTCTGGCAGACCTCAACACCAAGATGAAGCTCTCCCGCAAAGAGAGCGGCGGCCGTATCACGGACATCATCATGGGCGAGGAAGCCTACGACCGCGCCTACAGCGACACCGAGTTCAAGGAACTGCTGAACACTGACTACCGCATCGGCGGTTCGGCTGCTGACGCCCCGATCTTGGGTCAGGCAGACACCGATCAGCAGGCCGAACTCAAGGCTCGCCTGGTTGGCGGTCAGTCCGCGACCTCGGTCAACATTTGGACCTACGCCGGATATTTCCACGAGCGGAACCCCGACACCGGGGTTTACACCGAGGCTTACTACCTCGATCCGAACGCGGTTGTCGGCGTCGGCCGTCGCATGGACGGTGTTCAGTGCTTCGGCGCTATCAAGGACCCGAACGCGCGCCTCCAGGCTCTCCGTATGTTCCCGCGCATCGTCGACAAGAAGAACGACGATCCGGCGAAGGAATACACGCTGACCCAGAGCGCTCCGTTGGCGGTGCCGATGATGCCCGACAACACCTTCAAGCTCCAGGTCCACGACGCAGCCTAATCTGCCCGTGGCCGGATAAGTCGACTACAGCCCTGGTCCGTCTAGCTGGAGGCGGACCAGGGTTACGACCCTCCAGCTACCAAGGAATCGAAACATGCCCACCAAGGTTCTGCTGACCAACCTGACGACCACGCGCAACAAGAAGCGCGTGACGTTCAAGGCTGGTGAAACCGTCGAACTGACGAAGGACGAACTCTCGACCCTCGACGACCTGGCGACCAAGACCCGCAAACCCCAGTATCGGAACCCGGCGAACGAAATCGTCAACCCGGCCAGTGTCGAGTCCGAGGAGGACGAAAGCGAAGACGAGGGTGAAGGCGAAGACGAGATGGTCGATCTCGACTCGATGAACGTCAAGGCGCTCAAGGCGTATCTCGACGAGAACGAGGTCGAATACGACGCCGATGCTCTCAAGGCCGACCTCCTGGCGGCCGCCAAGGAACATCGGGACGGCGGCCTCTAAGTGCCGACGCTCGATCAGATCAAAGCACAGGCACGGCAGAAGCTCCACGGGCTTGCTGCCGTGTCTTGCGATCTGATCGACGTAGATCATCCGGACGGTCTGGTTTTTGCCGCAGAATATACCGGCGAAACCCTGACGGTCAGGTATCACACCAAGCTGGATCAAACGGGCGACCTGGACGGCAACTACGGCGAGGTCCTGGACGGGATCGACCGCCTAGTCTTCCACGACGACAACCTGGCCGCCGTGAGCCAGGCGCTCGTTGATAATGGTGAGGCCCCTCTGGTGATCGCCAGGGGCGCGAAGATCACGATCCCGAGCTACAAGAACCTCGCGTTCAAGCTCGACACTCTCGAACCCCCTGACGGCCCTGGCGAGACTATCTGGGTCGTGGCTCGCACCAGGTCCTAGACCTCCGGAGAGGGCATGTCCGCTAGAATCACCACGGTCGGCCTCAAAGAGGTAGAGCAATTTCTGGAGGAGCGCCCCCAGGTCGCGCGCCGGGCCGCTCGTCTAGCGGTGAACGATACG